AGTCATTCCTGTTCCTAATTGACCAAAACCATCTGTATCAACTCTTTCTAAATTTGAAGTAATAATAGCATTTGTACCACCAGATTGATCTGCACTTAATCTAAATTGATCTGCCATTGTAATTCCAGCACCAGCAAAAGTATTATCTCCTCTTAAAAATGTTGTAGCATCTTTAGTTCCAGTAGCTGTTAATTTAGCAAGTGAAACTGTACTGTCAGATGGTACACCAAGATCAAGAACTGATCCTAGTATATGAATAAAGTCTATAACATCTCCAGTTGCTAAATTAGATGCAAAAGTAATTGTTGAACCAGATACAGTATAAGAACTACCTGGTTTTTGTAATACACCATTTAAAGATACTAGCATATGATTAGCAGTTTCTGGTGAAACATTAACTGATGATACTTGCATAGTGTATGCAGCTTGACCATTGACTACTGATATTGCATCGCAGACTTGAAAGTTTCCTATTTGTGGTTCTCTACCTATATATGCCATTTATTATTTACTCCAAATTGAATGTGTTAAATTACCATCTGTATCTCTAGCTAAAAGTTCATCATACTTTGTTTCTGTTGTGTAATTAGCTGGAATATCTCTCATTGCTTGTCGCCAAGTTTTTACATCATCAGGCATAGTCATATCGCTATTAGCAAGATAATCAGTTTCTTTTAATTTTTGTAATCTAATTTCTTTTATATTATTTAATTTTCTTTCAGCAGATTTATCATTCCATGCTTTCTCTTTAGCATTTAAAATAGTTTCTTCCTCTGCTGTTAATTGTATTCTTTCGTTTCCTATTTGTTTATATCTAGCCATAATTAATTCTCCAATCCGTAAACTGTAACAACACCATTTGCTATGTTACCTGATGAAAATGAAAATTTTATTTTAGTCATAATAGCTGTACTACCACCAAAGCCACCATATATTTGAACACTACCTCTAGTCGGATTTGCTCTACCAGCACTTTGAACACTTATTGTAGTGTCTGCTGCTAATTGAGGTTTATAAACCATCATGTCAAAATTAACTTGGCTTTCATCTCCAGCAGTATCAGCAATTCTAAAAATTCTTAAAGTTCCTTCAGCAGTTCCACCTTGAACATTTGATGCTCCACCATCTCCTCCATCATCATTAAATGACGCACCACCCCAATAATAATTAGCAGCTTCTGTGTCGTCTGCTTGAAATAACTCTATATTTAAATCAACATCATCAGTAGCTGGTGTAAAACCACTTCCGATAATTCTATAATTTCTATAAGTTGAAGTAAAAACATCTAAAGTAGATGAAGCCGCATTAGAAATAGTTGTTGTAGAAATTTTAGTTAAAGCTGAACTTGCTTTGATATAAGAATAATCCATTCTCTTTAAAGTACCAGCATCAGAAATTATAAATTCATCTGTATCAGCTGGTGCTGCACCTAAAGCTGTTTGACCAGTAATAACTGCTGGATCAAGATCACTTGCAACTACTGCTTTGTTAGCTGGTTTGTTACCTATATATGCCATAAATTAATCCTATGTAATTTCCATTATTGATAGTGTTCCAGAAAGTTTGTCTGCTACTGAACAATCTATTTGTATTTTGTCTCCAGCTTCTAATACAACTTTTCCACCAGATAAAAGCTCTAATGAACTTCCAGATGGAATTGTTACATCTTTAACTAACATTGATGTGCCATTAGCTACATTGTTAGCTCCACCTCTATTAGATGTTGTAGAAACTAATTCTACTTCAGCAGTAACTGCTGTTGAGTGAATATTTGCAAGTACCAATCCTAATACAACTGTTGTCGTACTAGATGCTACTGTGTACATAACATAAGGAGTCCCAGCACTAGCTGGTTCTGCTGCAAATGTTACTGTTTTAAATGTGTTTGCCATTTATTATTTTCTCCTTATTGTTAATTAACCTAAAGCTATTGCTAAAGCTGTTGGATCGTCTGTTACATATCCAGCACTATTTAAATATGTTTTAACATCTGACATAGCTACTTGTACCATAGTACCAGCATCATTTACAACTAATCTATCAGCATCTGCTAAAGTTGTTGCAGTAGCACTTGTATCACCATCTATTTTATTTAATTCTGTTGCAGTAGAAGTTACTGCTACATTTTCATTTATTTTTGGTGAAGTTAAAGTTTTGTTTGTTAAAGTTTGTGTTCCAGAAAGTGTAGCAACTGTTGAATCAATTGCTATTGTTCCAGAAGATGTAATTGCACCTCCAGATAAACCAGTACCAGCAGTTATAGAGGTTACTGTTCCAACATTTTGTGGAGTAATTGTTGTAAAAGTAATTGAGTCAGAACCTAATGATGCTGTGTTATTTGTAGTGCATAAAAATATTTTATCATTATTAACTGAACCTTGATTAACAACAACCATTTGACCAGATAATTCTGAAATAGAATTAAATTGTGTATCTCTTGATGCTGCACCAGCACCAGATCCTACTGCAGTATATAAACCATTTTCAGATGCTGTACTTTGATTTTTTAATAAAACTCTATCTCCTGCAACAAGTGTAACACCATCTATTGTATCTCCAGCTTCAAGACCAGATGAAATTGCTACATTAGCAGTAGATGCACACTCTGCAATAATTCTAGTTCTTAATCCAGCAACTGCATCATCAACATAAGTTGTTGCAGCCTTGGCATCTAATTGAGTTTGAGCATTAGATGATAAAGTATTAATGTATTGAAATTCTGCATTTGTAACTGTTCCATTTGCAATCTTAGTTGCATCTATTGCAGCACTTGAATTAATATCTGCATTAACAATAGAGTCATCTACAATTTTAGATGAGTTTACAGAACTTGCTGCAAGTTTAGCAAGAGTTATTTGTGCATCTGCTATATGAGCAGTATCAATTGAGCCATCAGTATAATGTTCTGAGTCTATTGCATCATCAACTATTTTTGCACCATTAACTGAGTCTGCTGCTAAATGAGCAAGATCTATACTTCCATCAACATAATGTTCTGAATCTATTTGATCATCTGCTATTTTAGCATTTGTAATTTGATCTGCTGCAATATGAGCTGTGTCTATAGAACCATCTGTAATATGTTCACTATCAATAGCATCATCAGCAATTTTAGCTCCAGTAATTATATCTGCTGCTAAATGTTCTGCATCTATTGATGCATCTACATATTGATCACTATCAATACTGTTTACAGACATATGAGCTAAGTCAATACTTCCATCTACATACTGATCAGAGTCTATAGAATTAACTGCCATTTTAGCAACTGTTATTGCATCATCTACTATATTAGCTGTTGCTATAACACCAGTAGGTATTGAGTTATTTGTTTTTGCTAATACACCAATATGTACACTTGTAATAGCTTCACTAGATAAAGATCCTGAATCCCAAGTTACATTAACTGTAGTATTTGTTGAAAAAGATGTACTAGATATAGTACCATATATTGTGCCTGGCGTTGATGCTACAACTTTAACTCTACGTCCAGCATGATAAATAGCTGTTACATTAGCTCCATCAATTGTAAATGATGTGCTTGATGCGTAAGTAGCTGTGTAAGTACCTGCACCATCACCATATTCAATCCATTCAGCTTCATTATAATGCTGTCTAATATCTGCCATAACACTTCTAAAAGCATTATTAATATTAGATGGTAGCATTCCTTCAGCAACTGAAACTGAATTAGTTCCTGTAGCTGTATTGTTTGCTGATGTTGTATCGTATTTACCTAAAAATGTTCCTGCCATAATTTATCCTTACTCCATAAACCAAACGAAAGCTTTATCGCTTTCACTATTATTTTTATTTACTAATGTATTAATTGCTTCTTCAATTTGTCTTTGAAAAAATTCTTGTGTTTCCATAGAATATCTAACATTATCTATATCTGTTGAATCACTCATTATCTATATCCTGCTTTTGATGCAACAATATCAATTCCTTGTGCATGTTTAAATGTTGTTCCTGAAGCTATTTTTACATTAGCTCTTATGTATCTACCTGATTGTCTAACAGGATTGATACCACTATCTACCATAGAAGATGAACTAGACTCTGTTTCTGTGTTTGCTAATCTTTCTCTAGTTTTTACAGTAACTGTTGCTTCTGCATCTACTATTGGTCTAACTCCTTGAATATTTGTTCTAGCTCCTGGAAATCCTTCTATCTCAGCTGTTTCTATTTCACATTCATTTGAGTTTCCTGAAAAGATTGCAGCTTTAAATTCGTTATCTATTCCACCTAAAAACATTTGTCCACCATCCCAATAATCTGTATCTAAAGCAGCATTAATATCTTCAAGATTTTGAGATATAATATCCATTAATTCTACTGTATAAGCTCCTACAAATTGTGGAAAAATTTGACTAGCATTTGTTTTTGCTAAAGACCATTTTTGTGTAGCATAATTATATATAATCACTCTATCACAAGTACCTGTTGTATTAGAAGTATTATTAACTGATGGGTACAACCACATAGCTAATGTATTAAAAGGGTCTGTTGCTGCTACTATTCTATCAGCATATGCTTTATTTAAATCAGCATCAAAAAATCTATTAACTTTTTCTACTCCAATACCTACTACGTTATCACCTTGTATTTCATAAAATCCATCATCAGCATAAAAAAATACACGTCTATTATCTTGACAAACTGTTCTTCCGTATACTGCTCCTCTGTTTGGAGATATAACTGACAGTCTAAATACTGTTGCTCCACCAACATAGTCCATACGAACTATTTGATTTTGTCTAAATACATAACCTACTTCTCCAGAAGTTATAGCTACAATTTTACCACCTGATCCTGGAAGGTCTTGGAAGTCTGATTGTTTACCTGACCATACTGTTATGTCATTAATACCAGACCATTGAATTCTGTTTGTTGCTCCACTAATATTACCTGTAACTAAGAAATCCCTAATAACTCCAGAGACTCTAAACAAAGGACAAGTTCCTGCAGTTTGAATTGATGTAAGATCAGCAAAATTAGTTGATGTTCCCATTAAAAAAAATTGAGCTGCATCTACTCCATTACTTGCAATTACGTATTCACCAAACTGTGTAAATGTCCAATAGTCATCATCATCTCCTGTTAAACTTCCTTTACGAGAAGTAAAAGATCCTGATGCTAATTGATATATATCTGTTTTAGTTGCTACAAAATTAAATACAGCATTAGAGTTATCTCTAAATGAACCTGAACCATGTGCATCTTTACCAGTTGTTGATGTACCTGAATATGATACCAATGATGGAAATCTTTTATAAGATCCTAAAGCATGGTAAACATTAGTTGCTATGTTAGCTCCTTTCATACCATGTGCTGGTTGATCAGGTAGCCATTCTCCAAAAGGTATTTGCATTATCTAGCCCTATAAAATGATAAGTCGGTTTGTATATCTGTTCTTTGTTGAACAGGAGCTCCACCATATGAATCTTGTTTGTCGTTATTTTCACATCTTTCCATAGCTGCTATATACATTTGTAACCATTGTTGAACTTGGTTAGGATCTATACCACCTAAGAAGTTTGCTGCATGATATAAAGAACCATACAAATATATTCCAGGATGATTAGCTAATATGTAATTAGATGTAGCTGTATCGCTTAGTGCTGTAAATCTTTTATAATATGATAAGTAACCAGTATAAGCTGTGTCTGGTGCAGGGCCAAATCTTAAAGATTCTGCTGCGTCATCACTTTCAATTGTATAAACTCTAGGTCTAGCAGTTGTAGATCCTGCTTTAATTTCAAACATATTATGAGGTGTAATATACTTAAGTGCAAACTTAGTACCAGCAGACAATATATAAAATGATCTTACTCCTATAAAACCAGTAGGAACAGTTTCTGTTTCAGAGTCTATTGTAATAGCATCTATTTGTTCCATTTGTCTTATTCTTAACTTAGCATTAAAATCAGCTTCAGCTAATCCAATGAAATCGTCAATTTGATTTGTTAAGTCAGATCTATTAAGCCAATCTGCTATAGATGCTTTTAGTCCTGAGTATGATGTTAATGCCATTATAAATTTCCTTCAGCTGTTCTAAAATATCTAAACTCATTACTATTAAGTTTAGTTCTCATAATTTTTCTTTGAATGTCTTTAGGTAATTGAAACCAGTTGTTAGTTCCGTTATATTCTTTAGCCCATATTGAAAGTATTAAAGGTGGAATACTTGCCACTCTTTTCATTTCTTTAGCACCAGATATATAACCAGAGTCATGATTATAAAGAGCTTTGTTTCTTTTTAACAAAGGGTTTACATCTTGAGAGTTATTGATAGTTAATTGACCATCAGACTCTTGGATGTATTTAGTCTTTACACCTGCATCATATTCAACTGATCTTATCTTACCCATAAATTATTCAGTTAGTTCT